TAACTCCATTATCAATTACCAGATACTCCAAACGGGATCCTGCGTCTACCCTCTTACCCCTTCTTCTCATTTTCTCTGCTAATTGCACCTGTGCTGGGAGTGATTTTACATAATAATCTTTAGCATCTACCGCTTCCTTTTTAAGAAGCTGTTTCTTTCTCTCTTCCACATCTGTTGGTAACGCCTTGATTGTATAATCTCCCAATTTCACCTTCTTTTCGCCTTTTTCACCGACGAATGGTACAATATTTAGTTCATCTACGCTTCCAACTGATTTCGTAACTCGGAAATATTTAACGTCGAAGTAGCCTGAACACAGTTTATTTATTTCTTCGATGACAAAATATAATAACTCGTCTCGAGTTACCTTTTCAAATATTTTTTTGATTACAGCTTCATATATGTCTCTAACGAACAAACTGTTGTCACGGCGGGCTAATAACACACCCTTCTTACCCACCTTTTTTTCTACGTTTCCTTCCTTGTCACAAGACAGGTACATATAGCGTTTCTTACTAACTATAAAATATTGCCAAAAAACAACCTCTTCGAAGGCTAAACTTATCGGCGGCGGAAACATCTTTGTAATTTCTGAAGCTACATGCTCGGCGTATTCCCATGATTCTTTTGCCCCTTTTAAATGGGGGAAATGTATGTAATTGGAATCAGTATCTCCATACACTAATTCTCCCTTGTATTTTTGTTGAATGGTTTTGGCCACAATTTCAATATTAGTTCGCCCCATAAAAGTGGTTGCCATTGCCCCTGGCATGAAGGGTAAATATCCTTTTTTTACTCCAAATGCACCATACATTGAATTTGCACTTACTTTATATGCTAATTGTCTTTTATCTAAAACACCATTAAAAGCTATTATATCTTTAATTTGTTTATCATTTAATATTTTTATTTCACTTTCTTCCTTATGTTTCAAACAGTGTATAGCTTTATCTATCCCAAATTCTGCTATATTTCCACAATCTGGATATTTACATTTTGTATTTTTTATGTGCTTTCGCGTTTGCTTTCTCATATCTAATAAGTTTTGAAGAATAGTTGGAATTACTCCTTTTGGTTCTTTTAAGAATCTAAAATATCTTTCTTCACACATTGGATTTTTAGAAATTGTTTTCATAATTGTAGATCTTTCATCTCTATAAGGTTTTAATTCATCAATTCTTTTACTTATCTGTTCGGCAATCTGAATTTTATAAACTTTATTTTTTGTATCATCTCTTTGCTTTCTAAGTTCTTTAATATATTCTGTCTCTTTATTAATATACTCTGTAAGTTCATTTCTTCTTATTACTTTTGGATCGTGAATACAGCCTAAATCGTCGCGCCAAGAAAATACATGGCACATGCTATCTGGAATACTTTCATCGAATACTATTGTCGAATAATCAATATTATAAGCTATAATAGTAGTTGGATATAAACTACAATTGTGAACAACACTCCCATCAGCAATAAAATTATGAACTTTATCAATTTCAATATCATATACTTCTTCAATGCCATTATCTCTAATATCAATTACTTTCTGTCTAAAACAAGGAACGCAGTCATTATCACTCTCTACACAATACACATTTTTTTTATTATCATACGAAAACCATTCTTCTACATTTATACTTGTTACAAATTCTTTTGGTTTCGGAAATTTTTTACCCTGAAGACTAAGTTTTCTGGGTTTTTCAAAATGCCTTTTCTCTTCGCCTCTTCTATAACCTATATCATATAATGATGATAAAGAATATATATTTATAGGCGGTTCTTTATCTATCAATTCATTCTGTGCAGTTTTTAAACAACTTGAAAATGTATGTCCTCCTTTTACTCTGGATAAAGTATTTTTTATATTTAATTTTATTAAATCATTTGTTCTATTAACGACATTTGAATGCTGTTCTCTTGTTTTGATACACATATACTCATATCTAGAAGCTATATTCAGTCTGCATATTTTATTTATACAATATAAAAAACTTATGTTTTGCGAAAAATTGTAAGTATCTTCTAGTTTCAAATTAAATTGAATATCATATCTTGGATTTTCTATATAGTCATATGGTTTAATTGAATTTTCTTTATATTTTACTAATTTTGGTTTATATATGGTTATATCAATTCCTAATTTGGAATGTAATATTTTCAACTGTTCAAATACATTTACCATACTTTCTAAATATTTTTCTATAATTGTCCATTTAAAAGAAACAGGTCCAAATGAATTTCTATTTGTAATATAAGGCGCTGTTCCATCTCCGCCGTACAAACCCCCAAGAAATTGTTTAATTATTGATAACGGACAATCATTTTTTAATATAAATTTAGGAAGTTTCATTTGATTAGTACACCTTTTCCCTGTTACAATATCTTCTAGAGAATGAATCATTTTAGATATTTTAGTTGGTAAAGTTATACTATACGAAGTTCCTTTTTTCGAGTCTTCCCTTATTCTTTTTCTTATTTTTACATCTACATCAGATATCTTAAATAAATCTATTTTAAAATTTTCACAGTCCACTAATGTACCAAAACAAGCCTCTGAGCATTCTCTGTATCCTTTTAGGGATCTTTCACATATTGAATGATAAATACTCCCATCAGAAAGAATATACCCTAATATTCTACTAAATGCCAAACTCTTTTCCCTTTCCTCATTTGTTTTCATATTAAAAATGTATCCTTCAACTTCTAATGTCCATTCATTTTCTTCTTCATATTTTATATCTTCTGGATATTCTATTCCACACTTAATATATTTATTTTTTAAATCTTTTGCTTCGCACCAAGTACCATCATCTAACATAATTTTATGTTCAGGTGTGCATTTTATAATTTTTCCGTCCTGTAGAAAAACTTTTATTGTATTTTTTAAACCTTTCCTTTGTAATCCGTTAATAGAACTAAAATTTTTTAAACCTTTATCGTCAAAACCTATTACTAAGTGGTCATTTATCATTTCTTTTATTTTTTTAGATGTACCATTTGATAATGTTATCAAAGTTTCTCCAGAAAAGCAAAAATCAAACGGAACTACACGGTCATAAACTCCTGGAACAGGCGGAAATACATGCGCCCCCACATATCTATCACTATCCTTCGTAATATAACCATCCTTCTCTACTACTATATTATGGAAAGTACAATACTTATAAACCTGGCTATACACCTTAATCTGCTGTCCCTGTGTATACAAAGTAAAGATCTGTGTATTAAATGTACAAGCCATTTCTGTAAGTCCTACCCAAGTTTGCAACTTATCCATAAGTTTTATAACAAGTACTGAATCTTGTACACAGTATGCCCCGCATTTACTCATGGCCTTAATAGCTTTCTCCCCAAATGTACCATCAGGCTCTCGCACCGTTCCTTGCCTATAACATTTAAAAATGCCTTTTGGTGGCAAATCCTTCTTGTTATCACCAATAAAAATATCAGAAACAGTTGACAATTTGTAATTATCAAACTTGAAATCTCTTCGAATCAACGGCAACAAATCCACAAACAAGCGCCCCTCTGCATCCAAAAATGAAAATTCCTGATTCTTGTATGCGCTCGAAGACCATACAATCGTCTTCTCTTTAGCATGTTTGTATTTGTGAAACCCCATCAAATCGAAACTGCTTATACACAAATTGTGCTTCGCTCTTTCTATCATATAAGGAATATCAAACCCCAATATGTTATATCCCGCGATCACATTTGGATTTTCTGTTCTTATCAATTCCGTAAATCCCTGCAACAAATCAGCCTCAGTCTCATAACAATATATATTTACATCTTCACCAACAATCTCACTATCAGCCTCCCCCAATGTCAGCAAATAAATATCATTTTCAGTTGTACCTTCACGCCTAAATACACAAGATATCTGAAATACCTTATCACCAGGCTTCTCCGCTTTCGGCATAGCATTTACATTTGTAGAATTTACTTCGATATCAAACCCCATTATCTTTGGATTCCCAACCGAATTATTCTCTTCATATTTCTTTAAATTTTTCCATTTTACTTGATACTCCTTATCACATAAAGTCACTTTTTCCCCACCGGTAATCTCTTCACCCACAAACTCGATCCATCCCGCAGTTGGAATATCTTTACAAGAAACAAGTTGCAAAATAGGATCAGCATCTTGTTCATGCATTTTCATTTTTATTAAACCCACGCCGATAAGCGCAATCGGCTTCTTCATCTTGTACATTAACTGCTTTATATCATTCTTATTCGCAAAAGTACAAAACAGATAAGGGAATAACTTCTTCTCAATCTTCCCATCTTCAAGAATTCTAATATTCGCATTGTACAGCTTCTCTCGCATAACAAAAGTCTTCTTCAAAGGTTTATTTGCAGGAACTAAATCATCTATTTTCTCACCCAATTTCTGAGCCTTCGTCGCAGTCCAATTCTTTTCGGGAGGTAATTCAATATACACCCAAGGAGTAAAATTATCTATTCGAACACAAATGTTATCATTGTTTTCGCCTACACCGTAGATTCGAATACAAGTCATGTGCTCTTCTTTTTCGTCGATGACCCAATGATATGGAAAAATTCTGTTATACGACATTCTATGATTTTTATGTACGAACCATTATTTTAATTCAATTTTAAAAAAAATTATTTAAAATTTTTATCGTATACAATAAATATAATGATCAGAAGTGGACAAATATGCGTTTCCTTATTATACAATTACTTGACATCTAACGTACAGGAAACAGATAGCAGTGACAGTTTAGATAAAAAATCAAATACTTTAAAAATCATCTCAAATACTTTTTCAAACTATGGAGGTGTCTTATCTAAACTCGCTCAAATGCTAAATCACGATAACCCCGATAATAATTCATTTTCCGACTGCAAGCCTTTTTCGCAAAAAGAAACTTCTTTGTATCTTGAAAATCTTTATAATACTGATGTCGGCTTTTCAAATCAGATCAAGAGTATTGATTTCACACCCTTTAAAAGTGGATCGGTTGGACAGATACATAAAACAGTTTTGACGAACGGTGATAAAATAATTATAAAGGTGCAGTATGTTGGTCTCGAAAAACAGATTAAAGCTGATTTGGCGATAATCGACATGGTTGTAAAATATATGTACAATTTTGTAAATCCTGATAACGCAATGAAAGATATAAAAAGAAAGCTTTTTGAAGAGCTTGATTACAAGAATGAAATGAATAATCAAAAAAGAATGTACGAGTTATGGAATGGTACTAATTGTTATAATATAAAAATTCCAAAAATATATGACACCTTATGTTCAGGTACAACAATTGGAATGGAATTGGTACATGGAAATGGTCTTGGTAGCTTTATAGAAACGGCTACACAAGAAGAAAAGAGTAATATAGGATTAGCCATCTTTTATTTTATTTTCAAAAACATATTTGTCCACAAAATTTATTATTCTGATCTGCATTATGGTAATTTTTTAGTTAACAACGGCGCATTATATGTTACCGATTTCGGATGCCTTCATGACCTTAGTGATGAGTTGGTTTCACAATTTAAAAGTATTTATAAATGTATTTCCAATGAAGACAAAGATCACTTCTATGGTTTGATGTCGGACATGGGTATTTTGAACGATCAAGTTTCGCCTGCTTCCAAGGAATACATGTATGAATATTTTATCAAAGTATTTGAACCTCTCACACGTAATGATTTTGAATTTACTCGTGAGTGGTCGGATGATGCGAATAAGAAAGAACCTGACCTAATGAAAGAGTGGAATCTACCTGAAAATTTAGTGCATTTTAATAAGATTGTACACTGTTTGTATTTTATGTTTGTGAAATTAAATTTAAAAGGAAATTTTAGACAAATTTTTGAAGATGAATTACTTATATAAAGAGAAAATTGAAGATATAAAAATGGGTAATTTATGTGCGACTGAAAGAGAAAAAGATGAAGATTGGGGAGTTGTTAAAGATGTTAAAATAGAAGAACCAGAACCACAAAGTGAAAATCATTTTGTTGTTTTTGAAAAAAATCAGAAACTTATAAATATAATTGATGATTATTTATTTTCTTGAAATTTTTAAACTGATAGTGGTTTAAAAATCAACTTGTCAACGCCGATAACTCATTACAGAAGCGACTGTTCATATGCATATCCGCTATCTCATCCTGGATCTTTATTGTATTTTCTTTTAGGAACAACATCTTATCTTTGGTTGTTAGAAATTCGTTCCTTTTTTCATCTTCTTCCTTTTTATAATTATCTATCTCGGTATTAAAAAAATCATAAAGTGTATTCGTTTGCTCCTTAAGTGCTGGTTGAATCATTTCTATTAACTTTAAGGCTTTTGGATCTTTAACTATATTACCATTTTTATCTTGATATTTGAAAATCTGGCGAGATGTATCGAAACATCTGTATACAAGAGTACCATCTTCAAGAGTAATGATTTTATCTTTAACGAATTTGGCGAGACCGTGAACACCCTCGAGAACATGCACGTCATTAAATTTGCTAGTAATAATATTTGAAACATATTCATTTGTGAGATCGAAAGGAACTAAGTTTATTTTTGTATTGTTATTAGTTGTATTATTGTTAGTGGTTGTGGGTTTTTCAATTGCTTTGGTACCCATGCGTTCAATTATTTTCTGTAATTCAGATATTTGTTGTTTGTAATTGTTTTCTTGTTTTTCAAGTTGTTGTTCCTGTTTTTCCATTATAATATTAGCCCTAATTAATTGCTCTTTTAATTCTTTTATTTGTTCTTTACTATTTTTTTTAATTTCTGTATCTTTATTTTTATTTTTACAAGACAAAATGTGTTGTGTTAAATGATGTTTAAGTTTAAACATTTTTTTACAAAAAGAGCATTCAAAATTTGTAGTTTTATTTTCTTCTTTCATTTTACCCTGAATTTTTAAACAATATTTTGCACTTGTTTGATGTACATTAAGAGATGAGTTATTGGCAAATGTTTTTTTGCAAAATTCACAGTTCATTTATATTATAAAATATTTGTTTAAATAATTTACTAAATTTACTAAATTTACTATCAAAAATTTAGTAAATTTACTAAATTTTTAGTAAAAAAATTAATTAAACTGTTATTCAGTTTAAAAAGTACGCCGGAAAAAGTCAAAAAAACGGAAATTTCAACAATTTTTGTGTGTGTGTGGATTTTTTTTGGAATGGACTTTTTTTTGAAAACACTTTTTGAAAAAGTCATTGCCGTCGCGCGCGCGACATCGCCGATGACTTTTTGTTTTTTTTCAAAATAAAAATAAAAAATAATTTAGAAAAGTTTTAAAAATCATTTGGTTTTTCAAAAAGTCATTGGCGGCGGTGGCGCGCACTTTTTTATTTTCAAAAAATAAAAAAATTATTTAGATTTAGAGTTAGAGTTAGATAGCAAGTTCATAACCACTCTAAAAATGATAGCACCGCCTATCACCACTCCAAACGCTATCCCAATCCACATCAAAATGGCTTTAATATTATCTGTAAACCATTTCATAAAATCTCCGGGTAAATTTCCTATATCCTTAATACCATCTGCCAAAACAGATCCGGGGGTATGCAATTGAAAAGCATAATAAATATAACCGCTATCACTAACGCCAACATTTGTGCATTGTAAATTGTATGCATTCGGAAATCCTGAACACATTTGTTTATCTGCTGTTGGCGCGGTACATCTTCCTATACAATAAGGTTGATCGCATTCTGAAGGAATACCTGAACACTGAGCATTCGTTAAGCCTTTATTCTGTGCATTAGGAGCAACTAAAGCGCCGCAAGTGCATAAAGCTTGATTTTCTACACTACTCGAATAAAAATTACTACATCCTTCTAATTTTTGATAATCTGCTTTTTTGCCATCATTAAAATATACATAACAACCAGTCAGCTCGTCAGCTATCATTTTTAAAACAATATATCCTCCCCCAATAATTGCCCCAGCAATTCCTCCAAGAGCCATTAATGATGCAATAAGTTTGACTCCGTATTTACCTAATTTTGAAGTAATCTTATCCGCTAGACCAGGCTCTTTATTTATTGTGTCTGCGCTTTCTTTGAAACAATCAGAAACTGCATTTTTATATTCAGTTAATTTTGCGGGATCGGCACTGCTTCCTTTGGCTGCTTCTGTCAGGTAATTTTTCATTGCGGTTTGCGCCTTTGCCTGAGTTGCAGCATTTGCTTTTTTCCCAGAAGAACTCAAATTATCGGCGATACTGGAAGGATTTTTGAGAGTTTGTTTAACCGACGCTTCGTAAACACTTTTATATTGAGAACTCATATTATTGTAAGCATCATTAGCTTTTTGTAGACTATTTCCGTCTTGAAGATTAGTATTTGAAAGAGTATCATCAAAATTCTTAATAGCTTGATCAGAGTCTGGAATCTCTATACCAGCTGCTTTTGCAACGCTTCTAAGAAGTTTGGTAGTAGCTTGTTGAATTGCAGCTTGTTTTTCTTTAACTTTATTGTTATATTCGTCCATATTTGCTTTGTTCGCTTCGTTTTCCATATAAGAATTAAGATCTGCTTTGGCTTTTTTAACTTCTTCTATATCCCCTTTAACTTCATCACCTTTAAATGCTTCTTCAGGTATTTCGAATTCCGACATTTATTAAATAAAATAAAATAAAATAAAATAAAATATAAATATAAATAAATGGCTGATTTTTTTAAAGGTTTCGGACATGCATGTTTGAGCTTAGTCGGCTTCGGACAATATGTAGATCCAATGGGAGATTTGAATTCAGAGTTATCAACAGCTAATCAAAATTTAGTAAATATTGTTAATACTGGAACCCTTGCATCTTTAAAAGCTCAAGAAGGTTTTGATACAACATTACAAGAATATCTAAAAGATAAGTTTGGAGAAATTCAAGAAAGTATGAACTATTATAATATTTTATCTTCAAATAACCAAGCACAGGATAATTATTTTCTCTTATGTGGAGGAATTTTAATTTTTATGATTATTATTTTTATTTTATTTAAATAAAATGGCATTTGCGGCATTAGGTTATCTACTAATGGGTGGTATGGGCATCGGTCTTATAACTACAGGAGTAGATGCACAAAACAACTCACAAAAATTAAGAGACCAAATAGCACAAGTTAAAGCAAATAATGATACTGTGAAAGAACAATATGCTGCGATAGCAGGGGATATATCAAAATTAACAGTAGACATGCAACAAAAATTAACTGAATCGGCTGATGAGTATATTAAATTACAAAGTCTCATTACTACAGCGCAATCGGATTTCAATGATAGTTTTAAAAAGGTTCAATTAGTAGGGATAATAATTTTAATTGTTATATTTATATTACTTGTTCTAAAATATTTTGGGTTATTGGAGCAAATGGCTTATCTACTAAACTACCCATTCATACTTTTATGGAACTTCATTACAAATAAAAAATAAATTTATTTAAATAAATTATTTAAATAAATGAAACAAATAGAAAATTCAAATAAAGGACCACCGCCATTATCAATTACATCTATAATAGCTTTAGTTATAGTATTGGCAGTGTTTGGCGTTGGAATATATTTCATATCTAAACTATTTGCTCAAAATTGTGCTACTGGATTACAATTCAATGCTACTTTAAATAAATGTATTCCTGTTTGTAATGCACCTCAAATAAACGGTCCAAATGGTGATTGTCAATGTCCTTTCCCTGCGACACAAGAAGGAACTGACTGTTTAGAAAAATGCGATGCGAATCAAAAAAGATGTGGAACAGGATGTATATCAAAAACCGAATATTGTATTAATGGTACATATTGCGATAGTAGTAAAGTTTGCGGTGATGGTACTATTTGTTGTACTAATGGAGAGACTTGCATTAATAACAAATGTGTTGCTTGTCCAGCTGGGCAAATCGATTGTGGCGGTATTTGTTGTACAAGTGATAATTGCATAAATGGTAGTTGCTGTGATCTAGCAAAAGGTGATAAATGTAAAGATGAGACAGGTAAGGATGTTTGTTGCGAAAAAGTTAATGGAGTTTCAAATTGCTGTGGTGGTGTATGCTGTTCTGGTACAACAAGATGTAATATTGCAAATAATAAATGTGAAAATGCATGTAAATACAAAGATGTTAATGGAAATGATTTATATTGTGGAACGTCCGCAGATGTAGGAGAAAAATGTATGAATTTTGATGATACATCAAGATCAGTATGTGTAAGTTCCAATTGTTCATATAACCCACCAAAATATAGTACAATTCCAATTAGTACTACTAATGGTAATAACCTAGAAACTTGTAAAAATGCATCTGGAAAGGATTATATAACTGCTTTTCCACCTTCAGGTGGTGGTAAACAATTGACATCATCTATAAATTATGATATTTTACCGGGTTCAACATGCACTGATAAAGATTGTGAAGATATTACAAAAAATATTGGACTTTTAGGAAATGTAACGTCTGGAACATCAGGTAATACTTGTATTGGAAATTTCAATTGTGATAAGTATTTAACATATAATAATTTTCCTGGAAATCTTAATTTTGATTTTTCAAGAAAAACTACAATAGATGATATTAATCCTGTTACACTTGGCGTACCATCTTATCAATTATGTAAAAATCAAAACGGGCAATATACAGGTCAAATATGCGGTAATAATTATGAAGCTGAGTTAAATGGAGATGAATGTGATTGTGTTCCTAATAGTGATAGGGCATATTGCAGTAATAGGGGTACTCTAACAAATGGAGCATGTGTATGTGATCCAGGATACGGAGGAGGTAGATGTCAAGTTGGTGGTACTGGGTATTGCGATGCACATGCAGGATATAATATTGCAACAGGTTCTTCGGGAACTATTCAACCTGATGGGTCTTGTGTAATGAATGCATTTAATATTCAAGGTATTTATCGTGATGGCATCGCAGGATCTCAAGCAACTAATATATCTGATCAAACTGATTCTTTTCCTGTATGTTGTCCGACAGCACATGATTGTCTACAATTTGATTGTCCTGCTGGAACAACTAATTCGAACTGGAAAAATGATATCAATGGCCAATTTTATAACGTCCCCGATCCTTGCCTTGCTAATAGTTGGACTTATCCAACATGTTCCGGAACTTGGCAAAATCCTCACCCAAATCCGGCACCATCTATTGAAACACTTTGTGCCATTTCTGGAGGTACATGGGATAGCGTAAATAAAAATTGTAAATGTGCCGATGGTACAACAAAAACTGAATATCCATTTTGTGCTCTGACAGAAAGCGGTTTTAGGGAGAAAGAATGCATATTAAAATGTGGAACGCAATTTCCAAATCGGTCTACTGATGTGGGTCAAGCTGCTGGTTATGCAGCATGTACTATTGGATGTATTAGATTTTAAATTATCGCCCGGTGGTGGTATTGTAATTTAAAATAATATTTAAAATAAAATATTAAAATAAAGATGGTATATTTCAAAAATCAAGAAGAATACATACTACTAGATATTTATAATTTAGACACAGATGAGACTGTATTAAATCGTCTCGCTGCTCGTTTGAACACTTTATACAGATATCTATATTTTCCGGCCGGTGTCCCTACTATTGAAGGTATGCTAAAATCCAATTCAGAGGAAGAGTCAATTGTGGTTATGAATATATTATATATGATAAAAAGCGCACCCAATTTCGCAGACTTGTATGAGGAACTACCACAAATCGATAAATTAACCATAGATGATATTGTAACTTTATACGTATCATACAATGAACAAATACTTCAATTTAGTGTAGAGAAACAGATGTTCGACTCAATTCTTCTAGCAGAACAACAAAATATTAAGGAAATAACAGGTAAGGTTTTTAATCTTTCTAATATATTCTTAACAAGAGATAGTGTAGTCAATGGTATCAATACGAGAATTGAAAAAGAATCATTGAAGGCTCAAAGTATTGAGAAGATCTATTACCAACTCGATCAAGTGAAAGGAATATCCCATACGAAGTTCGTTCTTGAGAAAATAAATTTTACAGTGACCTTGCGCGTTGATAATATATCTTTAATGGAAGTTTTCAATAATATACGTTTAGATCATAATGTACCTTTCGCAACCAAGAATGAGTATTACAAAATTCTAAAAGATTTCGTACCGCCTGTAGAATGGTCAGAATATAAAACAGAAGAAGATATAATTTTAAAAGTAAACCAAAATAAAAATATAAATGAAGATTCTTTTTATATCAACTCCGTCGTAAGTACAGAGAAAAGAATGAAATTGCTAGAAAATGAATATACAACTGTACTTGTTTCTGCAAATAAGGATACCATTGTGCTTGAATTTGAAGATTTTATTATTGAAAAAGATAATGTAACCAAAGAAGAGATCATTCAAAGAGTACTAAAAATATTAAATACGAGCGACGATATCATCCAAAATAAGGATACGCTAGTGAATGGAGTATTTTATTTCCCGAACCATAAGTTAAACAAATATGTATTTTCGGATCTTATAATGAATAGTTATTTATATTCATCAATGATGAGTGTGGATGAGAGTTTCAAGGCCACAAAGACAAGTTCGAGTTTTTATATACATTTCGAGAACAAGAAGATAGGAAAGATAACTGCGAATGTAAATGAGAAGATAATGGATAAGAAATATTTGAAGCAAGAGATAATTAATAAGGATATTGATCCAAGTTTGTTTTTTATGAATCAGGAGTTTATAAGAGTGAAGATCACGAAGGCGGATGATATTCAAGATGTTGAAGAATTTCAAAAATTATTTTCTAAATTATTAACTTTGTATGATAAGAAATTTTTGGAAGTGTACAATTATTATAGCCAGTATACGAATATAAGTGAACCTGAAAGAGTAGTTGAAGAAGCAAAAAAAGTAAAGAGTTTAAAAGATATTGTACCTGAGCTTTTTCTTCCCAAATATACAAGAATATGTCGTAAACCGCCGACAATCATCGAGAATGAAGAAGAAAATCCAAATAATTTGCAAGTTATGACTTTCCCAAAAAGTGATAAAGAAGGTACACAACAACGTAAATATATTTGCAATTATGACAAATCGATATATCCAGGTGTCCGAGAGAATCCACATTCTAATTCCGATAAGTTCCCTTTTGTGCCCTGTTGTTATGATAAACCTCAAACAAAGAACGCTAAATTCCTTCAATATTTTGAGAATATAGAGCCTGAGATGCCGGTTAAAAAAGAAGAAAAGATTAATGTATATACAACAAATCGATTTGCAACGAATGATGATTTTGGGTATCTACCTAAGGATGCCGCAAAGGTATTCTATATTGGCGACAAAGATGGAGTTTATTACAGAAAAGGAGTTTATAGAAACAAAAATAGTTTTCTGAATTGCGTTCTGGAAGCTTTGAATATAAATGAAATTTTGAAGATCGATGACGAAGAACAAAGAAATGCGATTTTAGCATCTACAAGAAATGAGTTAGCGACACCTTCAATGGCAGCGGCCTGTCGCCAGGAATTGTATGATTATTCAGTCGAAGAGATACTTGAAAAGATAAAGAATCCTGAAGTTTATTTAGATCCTTCTTTATTTATAAATCTTTTACAAACAAAGTACGAATGCAATATATTTATATTTAGAAGAAAATTAAATAGAACGGAGCTTATTGTACCTAGACATTTGAAACATTATTATAAGTATAAAAATTCCGATAGGTGTGTTTTTATTTATGAGCATGAAGGTACAGAAGCGGATAATGCTGAATATCCTCAATGCGAACTGATTGTTAAGTACAATGAAGAAATAAATGATGAATACGATTTTGATTATAATGCGCCGATATCACAGACTGTAATTGGCATGTTTGATGAACTCCGCGATTCTTATTCTTTAAATAAAAAGATAGATGATACTTTTATTGATTTTAAAGATCTTAAGGTTGCGACACAGTTTATAGATTCATATGGAAAAGCGAGAATCCTCAATATTATTTTTAATGGTGTACAGATATCTCTGGTGACTGATCCGATACAACCTCTTTCAACGACAGAAATAAATAGTTTGAGTGTAAACAAAGTGGATGTGGAAATTGCTTTACAAGCAGCTGCATACCTGGAGATTGTAATATATAAACAGGTTACTTATGGTTTAGTTTGTAAACAACTCGTCGGAAAATTCGGTAATATAACAGTTACGATACCTATAAATGATAGCAAAATAATAAATGGGGTACCGGAATTCGAAAATACTTTAAACTATATTGACAGTGATTTTTCAGTTTTAGATAATTATAATTTTTATAAAAAAATGAGTAGGTACGTGGTTGAGTACACATATTGGTTGTTTTCAAAGTATCTCCATGAAAAAGAGATTTACAACCTCGAGTATTCTGAAGATAAACCGTTTGGAGATATTGATATAGATGATTTTATATCCAGAAACATAACAATACAACCCGAATTTGAGTACAAGAATATATCTAAAAAATTTTCTTTAGATAGTAATATAATGTCGGGAGGCAAGCTTGTTATCAAGAATGAGAATACTTTGAAAAAGGTATTGTACTATTTAAAAATGGAAGTAATTAGGAATAATAGAGAATTGTTAGAGTGTCATAATAGGAAGACAATTAAGAATTTTTATTTGGATATGTCTGATTTGGATCTTAATAATTTTCAGGTTATACTAAAGGGTGAAAATAGCGTGACTAAATGGATTGATGATACAACTTATAAAAAGGATATTATAAGGGATGATATTATGATGGATACCGCAGAACCTTATTTTTTTCAAAATAAATTGATAAGTGATAATATTTTATTAGCACAGAACTCAAACTCTATTAAAGACGCGATATATGTGTCAATAAAGTGGTATAGAGATAAATATAACCCAAAGAAGGAGTTCAATGATGTAAAAGATATTCCAGATTTCTTTATGTATACTTATAAAAATAAATATGAGATAAAGAAATATTATATTGATAACAAGTTGAAGAATGATTTCGGAATACAAATATTGGGATATAAGATTAATGATAGAACTGTTTTTACAAGCTTGTTAAGAACTGTATGAATCATAAGTGATATAAGATGATTTATCGTTTGTTTTAAACTTGTTCTGATAAGCTTCTCTATATTTCGATTCAATGTCTAAAATTTCTTTTAGATCTGGGTCAATTGGTTTTTCGATATTTTGTTTAATGGCAGGAAAATTTTCATTAAATTTTGTCTCATTTGCTTGTTCAAAATGAGATCTTTTCGAATCGAGGAGTTTCGCGCTATCCTTTTTGATTTTATTTTTGTCTTTTAACATTTTATTTGTGAAATTAATTTTTAAATTAAATTTAAAAATTAAGAATGGTTTTTATTTTTCTTTTTTTTCTTTTTTTTGATTGGTTCTTGAATGACTACATCGACTACTGGTTCTTGTTCTTGAATGACTACTGGTTCTTGTTCTTGAATGACTACTGGTTCTTGTTCTTGAATGACTACATCGACTACTGGTTCATGGTCTGACGATTCATTTGATACTTCTTCAATTGTTTCTAGTCTTTCAACCCATAATTCTTTCAAAATATCTTTATTAAATGTTTGTCGCCTCCATTTCTGTATATGGGTTTGATTTATAAAAGGGTATAGGCCATTTCTTATCTCACACATTTTTTTTGTAATTATATCAATATCGTTATTTTTAATTCCAGTAGTTATACAGAACTCAGGATGTGAATTGAAAGTATAACTTAGATCTGCATTTTGTTCTAAAAGACCACTTAGTTGCAAAGAACAATCGAGATTTACCTGTTCATCAAAAGTGATTTTAGGCGCATGTACAGGTTGTTCATCCAATAAAAATTTTTTATTTTTACCAAATCCAAAAAGATTTTTAAAAAACTTTATCATTTTTATTATATATTATTTTTTAATTTAAACATAAAAATATATTTACAAAAAAATGAGTGAAACTGTTTATAACATCAGAGAGCTAAACCTTAATATAATAAATCCCAAAAGTGCTTCACCGGAAGACATCGAATTTGGGGGTAGCAAGACCGTTGTTATCGGTAAACCAGGATGTTTTATTCGTGGTACAAAAATTTTGATGTATAATGGAGAAATCAAAAACGTCGAGGATGTTAAAGTTGGCGATCAACTTATGGGTGACGATTCGAACGCGAGAACAGTTGAGCAATTGTGTCAAAACAGGGATTTGATGTACAAAATACTCCCTAAACACGGTGATTCTTATATAGTAAATAGGTTACATAAACTGGTTTTGATTCATAATTTAAGCAATGACATTATTGAAATCACTATTGAAGACTATTTAAAAGAAACCGATGAGTGGAAACAAAATTGGTGCATCTTTAGAACTAGTGTCGACTTTAAAGAAAATGAGATTGATATGGATCCTTATCTTTTGGGTTTATGGCTAGGTGATAGGTTGAATACCAAGACAACAAATATCGATAGTAGTTTGAAGAAATATAACCTTATCAATAACAAGCATATTCCCCACAATTACAAGGTAAATACGACTAATAATCGCCTGCAACTACTTGCCGGTTTATTGGATATTTGCGGAAGTATAAATAAGTATGGATATCATTTTGTAAATAAGAATGAAATATTATGTACTGATATTGTATTTCTAGCTCGAAGTTTAGGATTTGCTGTAACAAAAGATACTATCACAAAGGTTTCAGAAGATGGCACTGAAGAAAATTATTACAAGTGCTTTATCAGTGGGGATATTCATTCGATTCCTTGTAAAATGATTCGCAGAGAGGATAGCCCTTTTCTGACAAGTAAATGCAATCATCTACTCAGTGATTTTACAGTTGTTGAACAAGGTGAAGATGAGTATTTTGGATTTACTATTGACGGTAATCATCGATTCTTGTTGGCGAGTTTTGATGTTGTGCGAAATACAGGAAAGACAACGCTTATCGCGTCTTTATTGCACGCTAAGAAGCATATTTTTCCTGTTGGTATTGTAATGTCCGGAACCGAGGATAGTAACGGATTTTATAGAAAGATTTTTCCAAGTACTTTTGTTTTTAATCAGTACGATGAAGAGCAAATCAAGAAATTTGTAAAAAGACAAAAAATTGCACGGCAATATCTTCCAAATCCTTGGGCAGTCATTTTGATAGATGATTGTACCGACGATCCAACCATTTTTAATAAACCTTTACAACACGGCATGTACAAGCGCGGAAGACATTGGAATATGTGGTACATTTTAAGCCTGCAATACGCTATGGATGTGAAACCCGTGATAAGAACGAATGTCGATGGTGTATACATACTTAGAGAGCCCACCTTGAAAATAAGGCGATGTTTATGGGAAAATTACGCAAGCATTATCCCGGATTTTGCACTCTTTAACGAGCTTATGGATGCACTTACAGATGATTATTGTGCGATGTATATCCATAATCGTATAACATCAAACGACTGGAAGGATTGCGTTTTTTGGTATAAGGCGCCAAAGGATCTTCCAGATTTTAAGTTTGGATGCCCAGAGTATTGGAAGTTCCATTACGATCGTTTCAATCCAAGCTTTGTTGATAGCTTCGATATGTAAGTTTAAGATTTAATACTTGAATTGAGTATTAAATTTTTACAGAATGGAACACCCTCCTTGTTTTTATTTTTCCACCATCTGGTGGAGAAATAAAATACTAAATTATCTTTTTTTACCCAACCAGGTAAAAACCTAGAAATTGATTATTTAGTTTTACCGCAGTTGCGGGAAAACCTCCAAGATGGTAGACCAAGTGAAAAAACAATGCTAAATATCAAAAATGTGCTTGAAAGAAAGTAAGGCGTCAAAGGATCTCCCAGATTTTAAATTACGCTCCCCATGTTGGGGGAGCGCAAAAATGAAGGAGGATTTAATAAAGAAAAAATAACATTAAATATAAGAACATTTAAAAAATACTGTTTAAAATCTAATACTGAAAAAGCAGATGAAATTCATAACTATTATCTAA